TGAAATTTATCAGGTTTTGGATTATTATTGTTCTGCTTATAAGCAAAGTTTTTTTGAGATAAATTAAGTGCCTCTTCTCTCATAACATCCATAGCATTACTTAACATAATACTAGTTTGGTTCTTAAATTCTGTATCTACAGACATCCGTTGTCCAAAAGTAAGTTGTAAATTTTTAGCTGCCAAAGCTTCGGCAACATTTAACAACATAGTTTGCCCCGAAAATTCTGCTGCAATTTGGCCATCTAACCCAAGTCCTACTTGAACCGACTTAAGAGCCGATATTCTGCCAAGCTTTATATTTGCAAGCCTTTCTGCAGAAGTAAATGCTTCAAAATTGCCACCATTATCTGAATCTTTTTTAGTTTTGTTATACAGGTCAATTTGTCTTTGAGCTTCGGCTACTTCTTGTGGAATCTTAGCCTCTATTAGGTTACGAGTAAGCCGTGTTGCATACTGACCATCCGTTATATCTTTTCTTTCAGTCGGGGGAACATAAGACACGGCTGAAGAAAAAACAGGTTGGGGTACAAGAGTAGAATCAAGGCCATTTGTTATGGCCATCACACCAGAAAGACCATTAGCAGTAAACGTATCTGCCTTTGTAACTAAATTTGTCATGCCACCAATTGTAGGCTTTCCATTTGTACCCCCGTATGTTTCTATTTGTTCTTGATTAAAACCTTGTGATAAAAGGGTATCTGTAAGAAGGTCTATTTGATCTTGCTTTGCATTTCTCCTAGTAATAGATGATTGTCTATCAAAAGCATCTTGATCTCTTTTAAATGCTTCAGTATCAATTCTTTCTTCACGTTCTTCGTTTATTTTTTTAGTAACGCCAGCAGCCATGCCACCTACAAATGCACCAAAGTTAAACGCCATACTATACTCTCCTAGACATTAAGCCACCCACAGGTGCTTCAGACATTACTTCTTTGTCTTGCTCTAGTAAGTTTTCTACAGCAGGATTATCTTCTACTACATTAGTTTTATTTTTATATTTTTTTATAGCAAGTGTTAAAGAAGAAGGGTCAACCAAATCACTATCATCAAATTTTTCTGTACCAATAACGTACTTAACTTTATTTTCTTCTGCAATAAATATAAGAGTTTCAATCAAGGCAGGGATAACTAAGATACCTACATCAAGAGTGTGCAAACCTTCCATTACAGAAATAGTCTGCATTGAATCTGCAATAACAGCAAGAGGTAAGCCATACTCAATCATATCAAGTAATGTAGGTAGCCTATCAGGATTAAGTAACTTAGGTAAGTAATACTCTACTGCTTCTTTTGGTGTTTTATATTTAGGTTCTGATTGCCAAGGGCGACTGCCTAATTCAGCAGTCATAGATTGACCAGCTATAGGTGCATCAAACATAGGGCTAAGTTTTTCTGCCATCATGTGTCCTTTGTCTTAGCTCTCTAATTTCAGCAACTAATTCTGCTACTACATCTTTTGCTAAGTCTAATTGTTCTGTACGTTTAGCTAGTATACTGTTAGCCATTAAACCTCTGCGAGATTCTGGTGGTAACTTAACTTTATTTTTATTGGCAATTTTAATTATTGTATTTTTATATGCTGAAATTGCTTGTTTTATACTGCCGCCACTCATGGTACTTTACCCTCCCTCAGTAAAAAGACTTGTTATGAAAGAATCTTTATTTGCAGTTAGTATGCTCATTATCCCTTGTCCAAAAGAAGCCGAACTTTTGGCATCAGCTTGATATTCTTGTGCAGCATATGATGCATCTGCTGAAATTTTAGCCACCGCCACACGATTACCTCTTTCAGAAGCATTGTCTGAAGATGTCCAAGCCCATTCCATTGTGTCTGCTTGTAATTGCCACAAATTATTATAGGCAGTATTAGATATGTCCAATAGAGCATTAGCATTAAGTTCGTTGGCTCTATTGACTGCAGCAGTATCAGCAGTAGCAATTTCTCTGCGCCACACAGCATTATTCTGGTCTATTACTAATCTATTTTGTGCATTGAATTGGTCACGTTGATTAACTAAGTTAGTGTTAAATTGTTCTTGTGCATTAGCTTGACCAGAGTTAAATTGTGCCTGTGCATTTTGTTGAGTAGCATTAAACTGAGATGTTTGTGTAGCTAAATTAGAAAAGAATTGACTAGTTTGATTTTCTGACGTAGCATTAAACTGTGAAGCAGCATTAGTTGCAGCTTGATCTGTGAACAAAGATTGAACACGTTGTTGACCCTTAAACAATTCAGTCTGCTGTTGATTACTCAAGTTAGTCATATCCATTTGTAGGAAAGCCTGAGCATTTTGTACTGCGGCCTGTTGCCTGTTACTTAGGTTAGCCTGATCCATATTAGCTAAGGCAGAAGCATTAGCCATAGTCATAGCTTGTGAGTTAGACAAGTTATTTAAATTCATGGTATTAGCTACACGACTATTCTCTAAAGCAATCTGTTGTTCTGCAGTAAAGTTCATGTTAGCTACGTCAGCAACTCTACCTGCATTTTGTACACGAGCTTGGAATCCTTGGTCAAACTCCATGCCCATAAAGGTGGCACGTTGTTGTGCAGCAAACATAGCAGTCTGTTGTCTGTTACTTAAATTCTGTCCCTCAAAGCTGGCTATAACTTTTGCATCAGCTTGAGCAATAGGTAATGCAGACTCCATAGCAGCCTGTACGATGGCTTGTCCTGCCATGCTGGATGCCCCTAGTCCACGGGCAGCTAACATAGCCGAGGCATTACGCATAGCCCCCGAAGCCCATGCTGGTGTAGCCCCACCCTCAAACTGTGTCATCAGACCTTCTAGTTGACCTACTACAGTAGCCTTGCTAGTAGGCGTAGCTTGGGCAGCTTGAATCTGCTCAGTAAAGGCAGCAGCCTTAGCTGCATTAGCTACACCATCAATTAATTCTCCTGATTGTATCTCACGGGTTACGGGATTATTAAGTAAAGTAGCAGTACCTTGGGCAGCACTTAAGTCTTCAACACTATTCTTAGTAGCTTGGGCAGCAGTAACTTGATCACGAGGGTCCAATGTTCCTTGTGCCGCCTGTGTAGCTTGTAATGCACTGTCAACATTTTGAGATGCTGTAGTAACAGTAGATTGTGTAGCCTGTTGTGCTGCAGGAACTTGTGCTGTAGTTGACCCTGTATACGAAGTTGTAGCACCTTTTATAGTACCAACTTGCCCTGTTCCTTGCGGGATTAATTGTTCATTCGTAACTTGAGTACCCACAGGTATAGAAGTTTGTCCCTGTGCCAATGCAGGGTTAAATATACGTTCTACGGTTTGTTGTTGTATGTTGGCACCTTGCTCTGTGGGTGCTGTAAGTTGAGGAACATTAGATTGAGTTATCTGTCTAGGATCAGCAGGATTTATTACTTCTCCACCTACAGCATACTTTTTAACCATTCCACCTTGTGCCATCTGCATAGCTTTGTATTTGTACGAGTTCATAAGTTCTTGCTTGTCAGGGTTAGCAGATAAGTACTCATTAAAGTTAGTCATATCACCCTGGTATCCTAAATTACCTGCAATCTTTTGCATGGCATCAGGTTTAAAGCCTTTGAACTGCATCATTTAAATGTTTCCTTAGATGTATTTATATTCTTATATAGAAGAGTTAACACTATTATACCCAGTCTTAATTTTCTGTCAATACTAAATCGTACTTACGAATCTTTTTTCTTGGCCCAAGCTGTCATGCCCATAAAGCCTACGACAATTCCTGTCTGTGCTAAGAGAAAAGTATTTAAAAAAGCTGAGGCTGTATTCATTCTGTCTATCTCAATAAAAGGTGTGAGCAAAACAAACACAGTTATTATACTAGACCACATAGCTACCCAAGCCATCAGCCTCTGTTGATCATGCATCTTATCTGCATTCTCAATCTGTAGCATACGTTCAGCTTTAGATAGTTCAGCATCAGACACAATACCATCACCATCAGTATCAAACTCATTGTATATTGAATTGATTTCTAGGTGTTTAGGTGTCATTTATTATTTTTAACTTTTTTGCTAAAAGATTCCTGCATCTGTTTTCTTGCTGCTCTTTGTTTTTCTTTTTTTACAGCATCTTTACTTAGTGTGCCATCGCCCATTTCTGTTGGCGAAAGAAAGGAATCAGCAAGGACCAAAGGAAGTGCAGCTTTACTGAGTAACTTACCAATATTTCTTGTAGCCATTTTAAAAAATGTAGTTTTAGTACTGGGTTTTAAACCTGACTTAGCCCGATAGTCTGTAGAAGAAGGTTTATTACCAGCTTGACCGTAAAGTTTTTTAGTCCTATTAGTATTGGGAGTAGGTGTTGGTGGGCGGGTCATGCATTAATTCCTTTATTTATTCTAATGTGCCTTTTAAATAATCAGCAAAGTACCAAAGTCCGATTAATCCCCCTAGTACAATTATAGTAAGGATTACCACCATTGCTATTCTTTCAAGAAATTTACGTTGCTCTTCCATTGCTTTAGCTTTAGCCTTACGAAGTTTGCCTTCAGCCCTTAAAATTTCATCCCAAGTATTCATTCCGTATTTCATTCTAATATGAACCATAAGTTCATACCTTTGTTTTTCAATTTGTTTCTTGGCAAGTACTGCTTGTGTAGCTATGGATTCTATGTTACCTGATCCTTTGAGCATGCGAGTGATAACACCTGCATTCTCTGCATCATCTGCTGTGGCTGCAATCTCTGAGGTAGCTGACATCCATCGGGACATATCACTACTCATTTGTTCTAGTTCACGACCTGCAGCAAAACCTTTCTGTATCATGGAAAATGCTTTACTTGCGGTAGATATGGCTAAGCCAATGCTTACAGGGTCTAGCATTTACTTCTCCTTACTTGCGTAGTGCAGCTTCAATTGTATCCAGTTTATGAAAGATTGCTTTAACTGTATCCCGCATTTCTTTTAATTCACGATCTTGATTAGTCTTATCTAGTACTATCTGAGATTTAATTACAGCAATATCTGTGTGATGATCCGACTGACGTTGAAAGATAAACCATACGAATGCAGTTACTGGGGCAACTACCCACTTCATAACAGTCTCAATCATTTCCATTATTCTATTACCTTGTAGTCGGGGCATATGTTTCCATACGGTATTTGTGTCCTATCGGCATAAGGTCTTGTGACAGGTAGTGGTAGTGGGCATTTGTAAACGCAGACTGTCATTAGTGTTGAGGGATATACCATAGTGTACAACACCAATGACAGAGTGCAGATCATTGTTTATTCTGCGGCTTCCAGCCGTGACATATACTCTGGATTAAGAATATCTTTCTTACCAAAGATTCTGTCAGTTACTTCGTCAGCACAATACTCATACTTAATTGACATTGCATCAAAGAAATCTTCACAGTCCCGTGCAGACAAAGACTCACCGTTTTTAATCCTTGCATCACAGACAGCAATGTATCCTGTGACCTCAAGTACAGCAGTTTGTACATGAACCCCAAATTGCATCAGGTATTCTATAGGTGTTTCTGTTGCCCGACCCATCTGAATCATGTTACGATACAACATCATAAATCCCTGACGTATGTGGTGGCGTTTTTCTTCCACCTCAAAAGTATGCTCATCCCAGTCATCAATATTATGTGCTTCTTTTATGCGTTCGTAATTATCAATTAAGATTGCAATATCTTTAAAAGAACCATTGATGCCTCTTTCCAGATTGTCTATCTCAACATATGCATTTCGTAACAGTGCTATTTCTAGCTCACTAGGATCTTCAATATTTTGCAGTCTTTCAATTTCAATTTTACTTTTGATGTGACCTATTTGGGATTGAGACAAAGCACTCTTACGTTTATCAACTTCAGCTAAAACTTGGCGCAGCATTCGCATGGGAGAATGACCATTCATCATAGTCAAAGTCATTAAGCTAATAGTAGTCTGTGTATTTTGCCTACCAAAAGACTTAGTTTTTTCTGTAAGCTCAGGTAGCTTTTCAACTACTCTAGCTATAGCTGCTTTATTAGCTTTACTTCCCGCCATAGGCAAGAAAGCCTCAGCAGTCACCGTCATTAGTTCATTCATATTTTATACCCTCCTGTATGAAAGATATATATTATAGATATATTTTTTATATTTGTCAACTTATTATTATCCAGTTGCTGCAATCCAGCCATCACAGATATTTGTGTTAAAATCTTGGAGAATATAATTTCCTTCAAGGGTTCCGTCTAAGTGTGATGGATTGCCAGACAAAATTCCTAGTGGGACAACGCCATGTTCTCCATTATACAATATGTCTTTCATGTACGTTGCATTAGCTGCTGTGGCTATTGTAAAGATATTATCGTGGAACATACCTTTTGTTCCTGTTGATGTAGCATTATGATCGTGAAATGCGGCCCTAAGATTACCAAAGTCGGTTGCATTACCAGTAGTACCAATAGTAATATATTCTATTACTTCAGATGAAGTTCCAACATACGTTGTTGAAAAATTGTCAGTGCTTGTACAACCACCTATCCAAACTCCTCTAGTAGTGCTATTAGCAGCAGCCATATTTTGTTTAGCTTCCGTTAAATTGCCGAAGTCTGTTGCGTTTCCCGCAGAAGCAATAGTAACATAATCCATTTCGTTAACTACTGTGGCAGCATCCCCTTGTCTGCCTCCACCAATTACTCCTCGGACAGTGCTTGAAACAGCAGGATATTTAGATTTAGTCCGAACTAAATTACCAAAGTCAGTTGCATCTCCATCACTTCCAATAGTTATATATTCTATTACATCAAGTCCTTGATTTCCATCAGCAACAACACTTCTTCCCAATGCCATCACACCTCTAGTTGCGTGATTTATACCAACCCCACTGGTGCCATCTGCAGTTAAATCTCCAAGTTTAGCAGCCTCTGTAGCATGGGGTGCCATTAACCAGTAGTTTATGGTACGCACGTTTATAGCCCCATGTAAGCCACCTTGACCACCAAACATTACCCCTCTAATAGTATTACTTAAAACTCTAACACCCCCATTGACTACACCAACACCACTTACATAGTTTGCTCCCGTGTGTGTAGACAACAGTGACTTATTCCAGCACACTGCCTTTACTCCAGGATCGACTAAACTTAGTAGCCCCACAACATATCTACCATACAATTGAAAAGAATACCCAAGGCCAGGGCTATTCATTAGTTTTGGGTGATTTCCTTCTGCTTCATCTGTAAAAGTGTGCCAAGCACTATTGCTGCCATCTACACTAATATATATACAAAATTGTTTATAGGTAGTGTTGTACCAGAAGTCTCCATCAGAAGGTGATGACGGAGGGCTACCATTAGCTGAAGTTGTTATTGTTGCTCCAGCCGCCGCCAAAGGATGTGCTAATGTTTCGACAGCCGCAATATATCTCATATTATGTGATCTCCATAATACTTAAAGTTCCACTTAATTTATCTGCAACACTACAGTCAATTGTAATTTGATCAGTAGTTTCAAGTACAACTTTATTTCCAGCCATAAGTTCTAGAGAACTTCCTACTGGTATAGGTGCAGCCTTTACAATAACACTTGTTCCATTTGCAGTATTGTTAGTTACTGCTCTATTCGCCGTATCACTGACTAAATTAACAGTAGCAGTAACTTGGGCCGAATGAAGATTTGTTAGTATTAAACCTAAAACAACGGTGGTTGTACCACTTGCTGCCGTATACATTACATACGGTGTTCCTGCTGAAGCAGGTTCCGCAGCAAAATTTACTACCTTAAACGTATTAGCCATTATTTATTTCCTTTATCCTAGTGCAATAGCTAGTGCTGTGGAATCGTCTATTGTTCCAAAACCTGCTGATGATAAGTATGTTTTTAAATTTGTTAATGCAACTTGCTTCATTGTACCATTGTCATTAGTAACAAATCTATCTGCATCTACAAGTGTAGTAGATACTGCAGAAGTATCACCGTCAATAATATTTATCTCTGCGGCAGTTGCTGTAATTGCAGTGCCAGCAATAGCTAAGGTAGTACCATTTACTTGCCCACCAGAACTGTAGATAACAGCTTTACTATTAACAATAGTTCCTGCAACTGCAGTGTCTAATAAATTTAATTCCGCAGGGGTAGAAGTAATAGCTGTAGTAGTTATTGCAGCCAGTACAGGAATATAACCGCCTTGGTTAATTAAGTACTGTGTGTGGTCACTTGTCGGATCAACAATAGATAGTGTAATTTCGTGAGCATCCGCAGTAGCACCCTCAAAGACAATTGCATTTTCTGCTTCCATAGTAACTGTATCTACAGTAGTCGTTGTTCCAGCAACTACTAGATTAGGTACTAACAATGTTCCTGTGCTTGGATTGTATCGTAATGCACCTGTATCGTCAAGTAATGCATTTGATTCATCATTAAATACTACAGGGAAGTTTGTATTAGAAGTGCTATCAGACACAACAGCTAGTGTAGATAATGCTGCAGTGCCACTGTAGCCTGAAGATGTAATTGCACCTAGTGAAGAACCTGCATCAGCAAAAGTAATTGTGCCACCGTCAGCATCAATAGTAACATTACTACTTGAATTTAATGTGACTGTAGTACCTGCAAGTTCAGCAGTACCATCAGCAGTTATAGTTATATTGGCTGCGGCAGCAGCAGCATCTGTAGTTACAATACTTAATGTACCATTAGTGCCAGCCGTAATTACTGCAGTGTCACTAGCCGAACCCGTCATAGTAATAGCTTTACCATCTACAGCTACATCATCCACGGCTAGAGCAGTGAGAGTACCAACAGAAGTTAAGTTAGGCAAAGCAGTGATTTCACCATTAAAGTATGTAGCAAGGTCAGTTACAGCAACTTGCTTCATTGTTCCTGCGTCATTAAGTACGACACGATCTGCATCTGCCACAGTTACACTAGAGGCAGAAGTACCACCATCTACTATATTTAACTCTGCTGCCGTAGCATCTACTGCAGCTAATTTTGTAAAGTCTGCTTGCACTAATCCAGACACACCATCAAGCAAGTTTAACTCCGTGGCGGTAGATGAAATAGCAGTAGAACCTAGTGTTAGTTGTCCTTCAGGTACAATAAGACCAGCCCCACCATTAAAGATAAGATCGTCTACTGATGTATCCCATGTTACGTTAGCTGAAGCTGTGTCACCATACAAAATTACATCGTAACCTTGGTCATTAGCACCAATAGTAAGTGTACCATCTAATTGTACTGTGCCATCAATATCTACAGAATCAAGGTTAGTTGTTCCATCAATGTCAACATTACCACTAATGTCTAGGGAAGCAGCAATGATTTCACCACTTGCGTTAATTGCACCATTAATATCAATAGTAGTAGCAGCAATTTGAATCTCAGTGTCAGCTACAATGTCAAGTTGACCATCAGCACTAGAGTTAATATAAATAGCAGTGTCACGAAACTGTACCTTTTCAGTAGTAGCAATAAGAATATCATCAGAAAACTCAAAGTAATCTTCGTCTTCTTTCCATAGCATTACGCCATCATTAGTTTCACCTTCATACGTAACAGTGACATCTAAACCTGCACCACCCGTACCAAAAGAAATACTAGTAGCAAAGAGTGCAGTAATAGCCCCGCCTTCGCCTACAGTCCCATCATGGCTATGCCCTGTGCCAGAAGCAAAAGCAGCAAGAAGTTGATCAAATTCATCATTAGTATGTGCAGAGGTAATAACATCTCCATCAACATACGTAGACTGTCTTGTATATGTATCACCCATTTATCTTCTTGCTCCTAGTTGATATTCTAATTGAAAACCTTTAAGTGAATATGACGCAGTTACCCCACCGTCTTCAACTTTTAGTGCTACAGCAAACCCTGAACCCTCTACCGACTGTCTGACTAGTGGTTGTGATGCTGCATTATTATACTGGGCAGTACCATAAGTAGAATTAACATTTCCATACAAAGCTGCAACATCTGTTGAGTCTAAGGGATAAGCAGCAGGTCTTGGCGCATCTGCAGCATCATAGTCGTAACGAACAAATAAATCTGCATCAATTATATTTTCTGGTTTATAGTTTATTATGACACGTTGCATATGCTTTCGTATGCCTGGGTCATTAAAGGTTAAGTCTGGGCTTCTATATCTACCTAATATAGTAACCCCATCAAAAGTATTTCCAGATTCCTGCCTGTATATATAACCAGTTGAGTAAGCACCATGTAGAGCAATAACATCACCGTTAGAAACAAAGTGGTCAGTACATGAAGGTCTTATACCTCGCATCTCTGAGAACTCAAACTTGTTTCCTCTTAATACACAAATAATTCCTTTTGTAGTTTTTTCACTTGTAGTACTTTTAGTAAAAAATATTCTGTACTGAGTTTTGTCAGGTATAACTAACGAGTCAAATTCGGATGCTGAAGATATATTTTCGTTAAAGATAGACTGAACATTAGAACTAATTGTACCTAGTTCAACGTCACCAATTCTTGCAGTACCAGCAATTGTACGTAGACCATCTGGCCCTAAGAATATTAAGTCACCTGCAAACTCTTGAATGGTGTCACCATTAATGCAACCAATATCCCGTGTTATGGCAGTTACAGAAAAGTTAGCACTGGATGTACCCGACAATTTAAAGATACGAGTTTCACAGAATATAAACAAGTCATCACGGAAAACTTTAAGTCCTGTAATCTCGTCATCAACTTTTATACTGCCAGCCCCATTACCACTAGTAAAGTCATCTTCATCAAAAGGAGCACTGAACACTACTTCTTGTTTAGTTGTAGTTTTACCTGAATAAAACATATGGTTTTTAAATGAAGCTACAAACTTAGAACCAACTACAGCAGCAGTACTTGCATCTGTTGCAGAGAGAGAACTGTTAAAAATAGTAGGGGCATTTGTACCGTCAACTACAATTAACTTATCTGTACCGTCAAAGTTAAATCGTTCAAATCTGTATTTACCTGCGTTAGTTCTACCTGTATCTATGGCTGTCCAACTAGACCCCGCAGGGTCAGCACTATATATTGATGTCCCTCTGGCTGCTATTACTTTAGCACCAAAGGTTGCAACCATAAGTGTTTTTTCGTCAGCATTACCAGTGTGAGGAACTATTGCAGAAACATATTTTGAGTAACCAGTAATCCTACGGTAGCCACCTTGAATGTCAGGCTCAAAGTTTCTTAACTCTAGTGCTTCTCCAGCTTTCATCATAAAGGTAGACTTATTAAGAACTAGTCCACCCTCACAGTTAAATGCAATTGGTGTTACGGCTGATAGATCAGGCATATTAGTTGACCCTTAAGGTATTAACACCTCTGGAATTACCCGTGTAAGGAATATAAGTAGAACGAAGATACTGAAATTGATTGACCAAAAGAGTCTGCATATTCTTAATACCTTGCTCAAACCTAGCAAAGTTAACTCCATACTGTTGTACTTCTCCACGGTACTGATACACAAAGGAAGTAGCACCATCTATAAGCACAGGAGAAAACCTATCAGGTATAGTAGTTACATCTCCGTGAGCAGTCATTTCTGTAGGAAAACTAAAGTAATCAAACTTAACTGTATAACTCTTGTTTGGAAAAGGATATAGTAAATAATTGTTATCTAATGTTCTAACTACATACATAGGCACAGAACCTTGTGCAAACTGGGCAGCTTGTACCCCACTAGCATGGGCAGCAGCAGTAGTTCCTTCATCACCTCTAGTTAAACCTGTGAGTGTAGTGGAACTACCAACAGCAGTATAGGAAATAATCTCATCTCCAACATGTACTTTTCCTGTGGCAGATAAACCAGTAGTACTAGCTACAGTAAGAGTAGTCACAGAATCGGTATGAATTTCACTGAGAGTAGTAGTGACAATCTCATCTTCTTGAGTTATAGAAGAATTAATGTAGTCATTGTAATCTAGTATACGTAGTTTACCACCTGAGACAGCCCTGTCATTATCTTTGACTAACCTAAATGTATTATAGTCAACAGTTTTTGCAGTAGTCGGTATGCTATACCGTACTGTTCCAGCCGTTAGAACTTGTTCCTTAGTAGTGTGGTTAAAAGGGTAGTTAAATTCACGTTGATTAATATATCTGATAGCTTCGTTAATTGCATTCTTAGCTTGTGTTTGGATACCCCGTGAAGAAGTGAATGTAGTAGAAGTTAACTCTACTTCATTTAAACGTACTAAAACTTTATTAGTCAAAGTAAGAAATGATTCAGCCATTAAGTACACACTTTCATAAAAGTAAGTTTAGAGGGCAAGTTACCCTGCCCCCTAAAATATTAATTAAGCTAGAAGGTCA